AGTAATCCATCTTGTTATAATCTCTACCCGTCAATTCAAATATCGTATAGAAATGTCCCCAATGTTCAAACATAGAAACTTTCTTTGGAGAGAAATCTGGAACGGCATCTGCTAATTCGTCATCATCTCTTCTGCTTCCTTTTGTACTGCTTCCAAAACTAATGGCAACAAGTGATGCGAGTAAAGAAAAAAAAAGTTGGAAATTCCAATGCCTATTGAGGTAGGTAGAAATTCATCAAAGATTTTTGCAGTTTCTTTTATTGATAATTTCTTTTGCCAAAATTTATACCATACAAATTTTTCTTTTGAAAGTATTGCCATTACGAGCGATGCTTTTTCTCCGAAGTTTTCAGCAGTAAGTTTTAATAATGATATTCCCTCTAATTGCGCTCCATTAAATTCCTCCATAGTTTCGCTGACCATATATTTTCTGCCTTTGCACCAAAAGTATTTTTGATACCTACCCTCCATTTGTGTATTTAAAAAATTGTGCATCTGCGTTCTATGTATTTGTAATTCCGATAATGGAATTTTCTCATAGTAACTTTCTGACTGCCTTGTTATTAGATGCAATAAAGTAATATCTCTTTGTATCTCATCTGTTACTTTTGCTTTTGATAATACATCAATGGCAGAGAATGTGCCTAATGGAATTTTACTCCAGTCAAATTGTTTTTTGTTTTCTGTTTCTGTTTTCATTTCTCTTGTTTTTAATTTAGCACCTTGTTAGCACCTTATCAGTACCTAATTAGGAACATAGGTATAGGTATAGTAATGGTATATGTAATGGTATAGGTAATATATTTAATTAAATAAGACATAATTTTATTTTAGTATCAAATGAAATTATTTTTATATTTTGTTAAAATTTATTTCAAGTACCCTTTAAATAGCATTTAAATCGTCTGTGCTTCATTCAAAATAGTTTTTAATAATATCCTATTACTCAAAATTAAAGTCGCTTAAAACGTCTTAAAATAAGTTATTAAAAATATTCTTAATTAATATTCGCATATATTTGCATATATTCGATTACGTAACATAATACTCTCCAGAACTTTTTAGCACCTTCAAACTTGAATATGATAAGGCAGTTGCTATAACTCCGTCATCGTGGAATCCAAATGGTGCGCCATACTTTATACTCCTACTTTTTGCATTATACTTAAATGTAAATACTTCAAATTCTTTTTTAAGCCATTCAACATCAGCAAAGTAAACTTCATCTGATTGCGTTGCGACAGCCAATCCCTCGATAATATCTTGCTTTGTTTTTGATGTCGTTACAAATGGTTGAATGTTATCTCTATTGTTGCAAAGATTTTGTACTTGCTCAAAGATAGCATCGCCAATACTATTTACTTCAATATAAGTTAACGCATTGTATTCATTTATCTTATCAGCAATCTTTTTAGAAATGTTTGTCCAACTATCGTGTCGCCACCTATCAATAAATACTTGCTCTCCATTCTCATTCATAATTGATAATACTGAATAGTCATCCGCTCTTCCTAAATCCACACCACCATAAAATTTATTTCCTCCAAAGGATTGTTTGTATTGCGGTTTAAAAATGTTTGCTCCACCCTCAATAAATTGTGCCAAGTACTCTTGTCTGAAAACGTGGTCGGGCAAAGTTAATTTTGCATCGTTAATCTCCGTAGGATTAATCATTGGATTATCATACGAAGTCATAGTGAAAGATTTGTATTGCGGATTAACACCATCCAGTTGATGCAATAAATAAAAATGATTTTTTCCTCGTGGAGTAGAAATCAGTAATACTTTTTTTCCTTTTACTAAAACAGTTGCCCTTAACACTTCTGTCCAAGCACGTTCATCAACAAATGCAAATTCGTCTATGATTAAATAATCAAAAGTAAATCCACGAATGTTATCATATCGCTCCGCAGAAAAAAATTGTATCGTTGAACCAGTAACGTATTCTATTATCAAAGAACTTTTATTTACTTCCCTATAAATCTCTGGTCGCTTGGCAAATGCTTTATATGTTTCCTCAAATACTTTTTTAGATTGTTTATACACGGGAGATACCCAAGCAATTTTTACTTGTCGTTCGTTTAATGCCCAATGCATCATTTGATTCATTCCCAATAAAGTTTTTCCAAACTGCCTACCGATATTGATTACATAATATTTATGTTCAGTATCATTTATGCAATTATGAATTATCCTCTGATTCGGATGTGGTGTGTATAGGACTGCTCGTGCCAAAATCTGCTTTAAATTTCATATTACCTTTCACTTCAATTATATTCTGCTCAATGTAACCACGTTTCTTTGCTTTACATTTTAAATAAAATATAGTTGATAGCGGATTGTTCCTACCTATCTGCTGAAACAAATGGCTCTCAACAAAATCTTGCGCAACATTATCCATATCACGACAAAGTTTTCTGTACGTTTTATTTTCTTTCAGCCATCGGTAATGTGTATCCCTTGCTATGTCAACGCTCTTACAAGCGGTTGTTACAATTCCCAAACTTTTTTCCAATGCCTTTAGCATCGCAAGTTGTTGTAAACTTAATTCCCCTTTTATAGTGTCCGATTTTGACGTACTCATTAACATTTATTTAAGTATCTTTTCAATAATTATGCTATGTGCTTTTTCATCAACCATACTTTTCCACATTGTTTCTCCGTTCTTAATTTGATTCCTTATTGAAGTTGCTGATATGTTGGCAATATTTTCGTTTACTTTAATTTCTTTTATTTCATAGCCAACACCTCTACCATAATTCACGCTTGCAATATCTGGTATGATAATAATTTTTACTAATTCATTATCTTCATAAATTTTATCCCAAATACTTTTAACTTCTACTGCGGTTAATGGATTGTTTTCATCAGTTGGTAAATCACGGATTGCGATTAGAACTGGTAATTGTTTATTTAAATACTCGTTAAAGATTGTTTGATGCCCGATATGTGGACTTTGCCACCTACCAATAAATAAGTTATATTTCATATTTGTTTTTTTATTTTTTTATTCCAAATTTAATTTGATACCATACTCTCTCGTGAATATAGTAAGTAAATATCTTTATTAAGAAATCTGAAGTGGCTATTGTAGCACTTAATTTTGTATTGCTTGTTACTATATTTGCGATTAAGAATGTTATACAAGACGAATATATCCTATAAGAAATTGCCTTTGCTATATGCCTTACTTTTGAAATGATTTTATTATTCATTGTCTTTAATATAAGTTAGTATTTCTTTTAAGCAAATACTTATATCATTGTCTGTATTTATTTCAATATAATTCTCTTTTGGTTTAACATAATTTTTAGCAAAAAACATTTCCCTACCTCTTATCTGTGTGGTTGTTAAATATATTTCAATTACTTTCGTATCAGATTTGATTTGTTCTCTTAAATCAATATATGGACTAATAAGGGCAATTATCGGAATGAATGACTTTGCTTCTAAAAATCTTGCTATGTTGTAAGCGTTTGATATATTTAATCTCCTACCTATTTCGCTATAATCTTTATTTTGAAATACATCCCGAAGTTCATCGCCATCAATGATTATAGGATTTTTGTAAAAGAATAATTTATGTAATTCTTTGGCTATTGTAGATTTGCCTACTCCCGCTTGACCAGTTAAATTTATTATCATAATTGTTTATGTTATATTTAAAAATGCTTTTAATGGATAAAATATAAATGAATTTCTGTAACCACTCTCGTGCGTTTTAATTATTGGTGTAACTCCGTGAACATTCATCCACGCTGGATAAACAAGCATAGAGTTATCTGCTTGTTCAAATGTTACTCCGTAATCTGGAACATTCAAACAACCACCTTTTGAATTTAATCTTTTTGTAAGAATTATATTTACAGTATTTTTAGCATTAGCATTATCTCTATGGTATGGAGCAGATATATTATAATTTGATATTGAACTTGTATACAAATTACCAAACCTCCATTCCTTTAATACTTTTTCAAAAATTTGTTTTTGCCTTTCGTATTGTATTGGCATTA